GCCAAAAGGTAAGATGGAAACGACGGTCTACTAAATTAACCTTCTATCTTACATTCTGAAGTATTTGAATAAAAATAAAATAATTTAACATCTATATATAAAATGAAATCTGAATTTATACTAATTGAAAAGATGTTAGAAACAATTTGTGTTCCGATGAAATCAAAAACAAGCAATCGTAGAGGTTTTCCAGCAAAGCATCGAGCGATGACATTAGGTCAGACAAGAGGACGATTTAACGGAGTAGTTGGATTATCTTACTATTCTAAAAAGTATCCTGATCTTTGGAACGAGGTTAAGAGGATTGGTGACCTGATAGCACCGTTTGAGTGGAAAAGCTGTCATCTAAATAAAAATGTAGTCTGTCCTAAACACAAAGATGATAAAAATGCTACTCTAACATGTATAATTTCATTTGGAGATTATACAGGATGTGATCTGATAGTTGAAGAAGAAAAACAATTAACTTATTATACGCCATTAATTTTTAACGGAGCTGAAAAAGAACACTATAACACAGATGATCTAAAAGGAACAAAGTATAGTCTGGTTTTCTTTTAAATATTATTTAATCCAATTACAAATCATTTTATCTTTTGAAACTGATCCACCCTTAAAATTCTTCTCAATAAAATCTATAAATTCATCCAAACCAAAAAAAAACTGTGTTAACATCGTAATTCTTAATAAACACCATCTACCACAAGTATTAATTCCATTCTTTAATTGTTGTAACTTTTTTTTATTCCAAATAACATTCCAACCACGAGCCGTAGCATCATTTAATAAAAGAGTTAAAAGTTTTACATCTTGTCCTAATAATCTATTTTTAACTTTAGAAATAAAACTAAGCTCACCATCTGGACGGATGCCGTAACTATCAAACCATTCTATCGTCTTGGCGTATCTCAAAATACAACAAAAATGACCTGAGTTCGGATTTTGTTCGATTAAAATAATTTTATAATCTATATCTTTTGGTAAAAGTTCTTCAATAGTTCTATACTGTTCTAGCTCAGAATATTTTATTAATTTTGAAGAACCAGCGTCTAGATACCTGTTAATGTCGTTACTATCTATCATATAACTCAGATCCATTCCAGCCATTTTTTCCATTTATATAAATATACTTATATTTTATTCTGTTTAATTTATACGTTCAAGAATAGAATTATAAGGTAGCCAAGCGTTCACCAAATGTTGCTCTGGTTCAGCTCCAGAAAAATAATCTCCACTTGCTTCTAAAAGTTCACAAACTTCTTCTTCATTAATAATTTCATCACGTAATGCTGTTGGAATAAGTTTAATATATTTCGACATCCAAAAATCAAGAGTTACAGCTACAGGCTCAGGTAAATTATATTCAGATCTACATCTTATAAAATGTTCTGTAACTATTTCTTTCCAACTTTCCATATTTTTATTAACTAAAATTCTATCAATATCAAGCAATTTAACCGCTAGATCATTTTCTGAATGTTGGAGATGTTGCTTAATAAACTGCTCCTTAGTCTGTAAAAAATGTTGAACTCCTAAAAATTCCTCTGCTTCCCAAAGTCTTTCTGCTAAAATATAAGTAGGAGAATTCATTTATATATAATTAGATTTTATTTCTAAATCTTTTGATTTTAATTAAAAATAATCTATTTGAAATACTTTTATTTAAAGAAAATTATTTTTATATATATATAGAATAAAGATGGTTCATTACAAAGAAGATTTTAAGAATGGAACAAAAGCCCAACACGAGATTTTTCCTGATGTCAGAGAATACTTTAGCGATTTTGATCTAACTGGAGAAATTAGAGAGAACCCTGAAAGACATGCTAAATATGATTACGAATGTAGTGATGCCGTATTTGAAGTAAAAACTAGATTTGATGTAAATAGAAATACTTATAAGACAACGATGATGACTTGTAATAAGGTGACTGAAACAGATAAGGCAATTATATTTATATTTAATTTTACAGATGAGATAAGTTGGATACAATATGAAGAAGATTTATTCAATACTTTTGAGAAGAAACCATTCTCAAGAGCAAAGATAGAGGCAGATGAAAAAGATTATTTCTATATTCCAGTAGAACATTTACAAACAATCAAAAGAAAACCTTCAAAATGTCTAATAAAGATGAAAAAATAGATTATATTTAGATTTTTACTGATATAATCAATATACATCGCTTGGATTTTTGATGTAAATAATCTAACTAGATTAAGTATTGGAATAATTTTAAAATTATTCCAATTAGAAATCAAAATATAATCAAAAAGTCATATAATATATATCTAATTAGATTATTTACTGTAATAATCTAACTTTTACATTCAGATTATACAAGTTTTAATCAAAATATAATCTCAACTTTACACCATTTTTATATATATGTAAGAATAAGCTAATGTAGTTAATAAATACAATAGAATATAAAAATATATTTAGTAATACTATAGAATGTCGCAATTATCACAAGTAAAACGAGATAACAATCCTGACAAAGTATACTACGATATTCAGATCGCTAATGTATTGTCAACAACAACTGCTCCACCAATTGTATCTTTTAGAGAACAACGTCAGAATGCCTTTGTAAATAATTCAGGAGATTATTATTTAAGCATTATTAGATTTCAAGTCGACACCAACACCTTACCTTTATTTATTCCAGAAATTGTTCCTAATCAGGCTAATAGTAATTTAACTGTTTATTCAGTTACTCTCAGTTATTTAGGAGTAGATTTTCAAGTTAGCGTGATATGGTCGCCACAAAATGCTTTTGCTGGAGAACCATCTGCTCCTAATCAAACTTATAATAAATTACAGGATAATTCTACTGGATATTACTACTGCTTTAATTATACTTACATTATACAATTGATACAGGCTTCACTAGATCAAGCTCACTCTCTTTTAGTTACAGCATTTCCTGCTGTAGCTTTATCTAATGCTCCAGTTATCATCTGGAATACGGATAATAATTGTGCTGGATTATACGCTGAAAGTGCTTACTACGACAATTTTCCTGTTGGAACTGTAGTCAATCCAATTACCATTTATTTTAATACTCCTTTAGCAAATCTGTTAGCCTCTTTTGTAGGTATCAACTACGGAAATGTAGGAGTAACTAACGGTAAGAATTTTGGTTTAGCAATCGCAAATTTTAATGGTTCTCAAACTATTTATCTTCCAACTTCTGCTCCTGTTGCCTCCCAATATGTAGCAACAACTGTCTTTCAAGAATATTCTACTGTTGCTAGTTGGACGCCTATTTCTTCAATCGTATTTACATCTGCTACTTTACCAATTGTTCCTAATCAGCTCTCAGCTCCTCTTGTCTTTGCCGATGGAGGAATTATTTACGCTGGTGATGGTAATAATGCTAACTTCGCTCAGGTTATTTCAGATTTTGTAGCTGATAATGGAGTATACAAACCAAGTCTTCTTTACACTCCTACTCAATTAAGATTAATAGATCTGTTCGGCAACCAACCAATCAGTCAGATCGATATTAGCGTCTTTTGGAAATCCAAATTAGGAGAATTCTTTCCACTACAATTGAATAGTGGCGGATCTTGTAGCATTAAAGTTCTTTTTACTAAAAAAGGTTCTGTTTCTCATTAAAGTTTAGGCAACTTTTAAAATTAATAAATATAAATTCTAATTTTTTTTTATATTTACTTTTATATATAATGTCTTCCGATTTCAGAACCGTTCTTATCCGAGATAGCCGACTAGGTATAACCGATGAACTTTCTTACGCCGTTCACTCTTCAGGCTCAAATATTACTTACCAGCAATACCAAGCCATCACAGCTACCAGTAGCAATATGGTCTTCAATTGTCAAATTCCCAGCGAAAGTATCGTTATCAATCGTGAAATTTTACTCCAATCTACGCTCTCCTTGTCTTTTGCTATTTCTGGTGTGACAGCAGGTCAGTCCGCTTTCGACTACGGATCTACTGATGCCTTTCAATCCTTTCCTCTAGCAAAGTTGATGACTACTTTGACAGCTACTATTAACAACTGTAACGTATCTGTCAAT